GCCGTCACCGCATTGTCAATGTCATCATCACTAACACCACTCTTCGACGCCCAATCTTCAATAGCCTGTAGACTCGCAGGCAGATTCTTCTCATACTGTGCGTCATATTCATCATTCTTGGCAACCCGCTCGGCAAACTCCTTGTTTGCCGTTTCTATCGCTTCAAGTTTCTCTGGGTCTTCTATTGCTGAAAGAATATCCTCCTTACCATAAATGCGTATCAGCGCCACTACAGGGTCATTACCGTTTTTCCATTCCATCATCAACCGTGCCGACTTCGGATTGGAGGTAAACATATTGGAAAAGGATTCCTCGCGACTCTGACTCTCCGCCAGACGCTTGTCGTAATCATCGTAATCATCGTTGATTTGACCAAAAAACGCTTCATCGTCATCAAAGTTCCGCTCCGGATATTTTGCCTTCATGCGCTCCATTGTCATGTCGCGTTTGCTCTTAACTGTATTATTATCAGGCATAAATTGGGATTTATTAATTTATACTTTTCCAATTGCAAATATATGCCCAAAATGAAAGCATACTCTTATATCTTTTTACTCACGTAAAAGCTAATTTTGGAATAAAGGGAAAAGTAATGGCTAAGATTATTGGAAGTACTTTAGAATATTCCGACGAGCGGATTTCAGCTCTAATGATAGAATACGAGCGATACATCGCTTCATGCCCATATATCCGTATGTCTGAAGTATTTCAGCACATAGTCAATCAGCCATGCCGACGGTTCTGGGTCAGCGAAATCAGAGCCGCAGTTGTAATCGCCAACATGATGAAAGGCAACAATCTGGAAAATATGCACTCTGCAAAGAGAGAAATGTTCCGAGAGATTTTCAATAGAGTCTTGAGCCTTCGCAGTCGAAATCCTCGAATGTCATTATATCAGCTCGTCTCAATAGTAATCCGACAACCGGCTCCCAAATTCTACCTCTCACCAAGTTCCGCTAAAATCATGTTCTACAAAGCAAGAAAACAATGGTACAAACGAAAAATGCTAAGACTGCAGCCTTAATTATGGTGATGGCCATTATCCTATGCTCATTTGTTTATAAGCCCGATTGGGCATTGGTCGGCATCGCAAAAGGCTCTGCATTCACCGGGCGACTGGCATACCCCATATTCCATGCATCTCCAATTCATGCCATTGTAAACTCATGGTGTCTGCTAAGCATCGTTTTTATTTACCATATTACAATATGGAGAATCCTTACCGCATATATAGTAGCTGTGCTTGTGCCGGAGTTTCTGTTGTCGGACGTGCCTACCGTTGGATTATCGTGTGTATGCTACACACTACTGGGATCACTGATATTTGATGTGAAACGGAAACTCTATTTCAATGCCTGCATGGCGCTGTATATTGCGGTAGGCTTCTTCTTCCCGGCTGTAAATGCCGTAATCCATATATATGGCTATCTCGCCGGGCTTATCGTCGGCTTGCTAAATGCCCCGCTGTCATGCTTCCGCCTCAAGAAATAAATGATGAGATTAAGAAAGCCATCGCAGAGATAATCAAGGAGAATAAGCGGAGACTCGATGCAATCAATGTCCCCTTCAATCCTGTGACCGGGTTCGGCTCAGTCGGAGAGAGGGTAAAAGTGGTTATAAACGGTTTCCCGATTCGCGTTCAGTGGATCCCTGTCAAGATGATGTCCGTCCCTTTGGTAAAAAAATTGGTTGAAGCAGGCAATCTCGACAGATTTATAACGGATACGATTACTGAGGATTACACCGATGAGGACAGGCTGAAGGTAATAGATGCCTTTGTTCGCATCCGTTCCCGCCATGACTTCCCATTTTGGGCTGCCACGTTTGTCACGATTCAGTCAAAAGAGCCTGGCGAAGGTGAGATACCTTTTAGGCTCACACGTCCGCAACGTCGGTTTGTCGCCAAACTGGAAGAAATGCGTCTTGCCGGACGTCCTATACGCCTTGTGCTTCTGAAGGCTCGTCAGTGGGGTGGCTCCACCACCTCGCAGATTTACATGTGTTGGCTTCAGCTCGTTCATAAGGTCTCACTAAACTCCGTCATTGTAGCGCAGACTAAAAAGACATCGTTTGCTATCAAGGCTATGTATGACCGCGCCTTGAAATACTATCCCCTCGCTATGATGTATCCGCAGGGTACGTCTTTCTCCGATAAGGAACCTAAGATGGTCAATGTAGGTCAGACCGGAGACTACAAGCAAATTCCTCAGCGCGACTGTACTATTACCATTGCGTCATACGAAGCGCCCGATGCACTCCGAGGCGATGCATACTCGCTCGTCCACTGTTCCGAGGTCGGGCTGTGGGCCCCAACTGAAAAGAAGTCTCCCGAAGCGGTAGTGCGCTCTGCCTGTTCCGGTGTCCTTCTCCGTCCTTATACCATGATTATTTATGAATCAACGGCCAACGGTACAGGCAATTTCTTTCAAGAGGAATACGACAACGCCAAGGCTGGTAAGTCTCAGTTTGATGCCCTATTTATTTCGTGGTTCGATATTGACCTGTATTCCGCTCCCATTCCCAATGATGAGATTTGGACGTTTGCAGAGTGGCTTTATACTAATAGGCTCAGCTCCAATGTTGCCTCTAAGCGTGAGGAACCGGGCAAATATCTATGGTGGCTCTGGAATCAAGGAGCTACGCTTCAAGGCATAAAGTGGTATATTGGCGAGAGAGCCGGCAAAAATTCTCATGAAGTAATGGCTGCGGAGTTCCCGACTGACGATGTTGAGGCATTCGTTCACTCTGGAGCCAAGGTCTTTGACAAATATAGGGTGGAAGCGATGAAGAAAACCTGTAAGCCGCCTAAGCATATAGGCGATGTGTATGCCGACCGTGATACAGGAAAAGAAGCATTCCGCAATGTTCGCTTCTCGGAAGATGCGCAGGGTGAACTATGGGTTTGGGCATTGCCGGAAATAGACCCCGATGAGATTGTTACCAATCGTTATCTTGTGGTCGTTGATATCGGTGGTCGTTCACATAAGGCAGACTGGTCTGTTATTGCTGTGTTCGACCGTCTCTTCATGCAGGAGGGAGGCAAACCTGTGGTTGTCGCTCAGTGGTACGGACATATAGACATTGACCTTCTCGCATGGAAAGCCGGACAGATTGCCGCATTCTACGACAACGCCCTCCTTGTTATTGAATCCAATACGCTTGAGACCCACGATAAGGAAAGGCAAGTGGACGGCGACCAGTCCCAGTTTGTCCTGAATCAGCTCGGAGGAGTATACGACAATCTATATGCACGTTCCTCCCCGGAAGATTCCATCGTGGAGGGTATGCCTGTAAAGTATGGATTCCATACCAATATAAACACAAAGCCGATGGTTATCACCACTCTCGTCAAAGTAGTCCGTGAGGCTTCCTATGTTGAGCGCGACGAGCGGTGTCTTGATGAATTTCTCACTTATGAAAAGAGACAGAACGGCTCTTTTGGCGCAGTAAAGGGAAAACATGATGACCTCCTGATGACCCGAGCCATCGGGCTTCACATCTGCTTCTTTGAGATGGAGATGCCAAAAATACTGCCGAGAAAAAAGAAAATAAGCAATCACCGACGTCCGGTATCCGCTGCATCAATTTAACAATATATATATATAGTTAGACACTATGAACATCTTTCAACTAATTGACAAAGTCACTCTGCATGGCAGAGAATTCTTCGCCTACCTCCGTCTCCGTGAGGCTGTCAGCAAAGCCGACGAGGCATATCGCCGGACAGGAAAACGCCACTACGTAATGCCATCTTTCGGAGGTGACCGTAAATTGCTCGTAATGGACCGCACTAACTTCCGTATCCTAAAGCGGAAAGGTTATATAACAGACAAGGCTCTCGTTCATGACATGATGCTGGAGTCGTTCTATTTCACTCCGCATCGTGACGGCTCCGGGTGGCTTAGTGAGAAAGACCGCCGTAAAAAGGTGCGTCAATATTTCTCTTGGTATGCCGCAGAAACCAAGGCGGCAAAGGAACGTAAATATGCTGCTAAAAAACGTAAAAAAGAAGAAAAGAGAAATGGGCAGATACAATGTAAAAAGTAAACAAGACCTTTCGGGAATTGCCACACTTACAAATGACTCTATAGCTATTGACAATATCCGTGCTTTGCAAAAACAACTTAAAAAGGAATGTGCGCAGATTACAGGAGTGCCTAAGTCGGCATTTTCTCCGATGAAATGAGATGAGAAATGGCGAATGATTCTAAATGTCATTCGCCATTTCTTTATGCCGCGTTCCTGTGTCCGGTCATTGCGTTGTATGCCATGTTGACTGCGCCCATGTTTGCACCTTGCTGAACCTGCTGTAATAGCTCCTGCGGCAGATTCCCTGGCGCCTGCCCCTGTTCCAATTGTTCCTTCTGACTTTGCAGAGACTGCAACAAATCGTCTCCAAACGGAAAATCGCCATGCTGAAGAAGCTGTTCGGTTGAGATTGCATGTGCTTGCCACAACTGCATGAGAATATCATTCGCCATCTGACGATAGGCCGGAGTTGCCGTACTCTCAATGATACTCAAGTCAAACATCACATCTCGTATCTTCTTCGGGTCATAAACAATCTGGACACCCGTCTTACCTGCAATATTGAATACCCGCTTCGTGTCATAAAACTGCTGGATATTCTTCACATCCTTATACGCCCCGTCCCTCACAAACGACGAATATGAATCAAGTATATCCAGAAGTGCCAATGTCGCATTCTGAGTCTCCTGATTATATTTGGCTGCACTCGTACCGGCATAACCCGGCTTCCCCTGCAATGCTCCATTCACACCGGATATTTCTTCAAAAAATTTCAATTGAAGATTAAGAAGTTCGACAATGCCGATATTGGTGCAATTGTTGGCGAGTTGTTGAGGTATCGGGACTCCCGGCTTAGGCTTGAAGAAGATTACACCGTTGGAGCGGCTCCATTCATCGGCTATATCTTCCATGCTCATACCGTCCGGTTCACTGCCTTCGGGGAACATAAGAACGCCTTTTGCGCTTGACTTCATTATCCAATCATACATCGTGATGAGACGATTGGTATATCGCTGTTGGTCGATAACGTCTGCAACGAAGGAATGGATTTCTCCGTCAATGAATGGGTAAGCCTTGAAAACGTATGGGTGGCTCTTATGCTCATAGGGAGTCTCACCCTCACGGAGTATGTCTCCGAATGGAGAAAGATAATAAAAGTACCAATAATTATCCATGAACCATGTCGCTTGAATGAGTGGAACTTCCTCTTCCGCCATGCCTTGTGCCAATCCTCTCTGTATTCGGTCATTGTTCACTTCCTCTACCATCTCATAATAGTCCTCGATTTCTATCTTATATACATCGCCATTATTATAGTCATGGCAGCGGTATCTCGGCTTTGTTTCCTTGCGCCATACTTCAATTACACGGCATCGGGTAGGATTGCTTGTGAAAAGGAAGTCTATATTTTCAAGTCGGCTGTATCCGAATTGCTCTCCAAATGTGCGCAGTATTCCACGATTATGAGCGAAACTATATATATTGCGGAAGTTCTTGACATCTTCCGGTGACTCTGCAAAACAAGCACATAATGCTTCAAAGCTGACATCATGTACTTCGCCAACCATACTGACATCCCGAC